ATTATGCTTCCTCAGCGACTTCAGTGGTTTCAGGACCATCATTCTTTCTGTCCATGTTTACTGCAGTTCCTTCTGCTAAATCTTCTTCACATTTGTAGATATGAACTTGGTCGTTGTATTCAAATACAATCACTTTTTTAACTTCTTCTCCTAAATTGATATCACCTACGATATCAACTACAATACCTTCACCGTCCTTTAAGATTAATCCTAAAGCTCTTGCGAAAATTAAAGATGCGTTAATTAGGTCTTGAGGATTTTGTCCTTCACCTGCGTTTTTTGGGTTTGTGTAATTTACTTCTTGCATTTTATTCTGTTTGTGTTATTTTTATTAATTCGATTTCTTCAACCGCCTTGGGATTTTTGTCTTTATAAATTTCTAAAGCCATTTCATATCTACCAGCTTCGACAAAATGAATAAATGATTCGTCACGAAGACTATCAGATATGTTTGTTAAACTGTCTATTGTGGATTTTTGTTCTTTTACAATTATGGCATTATTACTCCACATAACTGTCACCCACAATAATGTTAATAATGATAATACAATTCCTCCCCTTAGTTTAGTTTCCGTTGTCATAACTGTATGTTTAATTTTAGTAAAAAAATCTAATAAACAAATGATTTTTGATAATCATTCCAAATCTTTTGCATTCCCGCGTTCTCATTTATTAACGTAGGTGCGTAAGGTTTATGTTTCATTATCATTTTTGCTTCATCAGGTGTTCTATTACCTTTTCTAAGGTTACATTTAAAACAAGACGTTACAAGATTAGTCCATTCGTTTCCACCACCTCTTGATTTAGGAATAACGTGGTCTAAAGTCAAATCTTTTTTTGACCCGCAATAAACACATTCGTGGTTATCTCTCTTATATATTCTTGTCCTGTTCGCCCTTAATTTCCTAACTTGAAATTTTATGTATTTTAGAAGTCGGATAATAACTGGACGTACGTAGGCATTGTAACCAGCGACAATGGGGTTCTCATCTGATTTTACAACTTCAGCCTTTCCCTTGTCTACCAATACAAATCCCCTTCTAACACTCGTAACATTTAGCGGGGTATAGTCGTAATTTAATACTAATACCGTACTCATTTTAATCCAATTTTTACAAACATAGTTTATTTAATCAATAAAAACAAAAAAGGGGACGAACTTCGACCCCTTTCTAATATACTAATGATTTAGCAATAGTTTATGGTTCGAGGTTTTCCACATCTCAAAGCTCCCGAGTTCTCATATTTTTGGTTAATTCCCAAAAGACACGTAATAAATTTGTCTATCATCATAATAATAAATATCTAAAAATATTTTCCAAAATCAAATTCTTTTGATATCTTTGTCAAGAATTAAAAATATAAAACAATGACCATGAAACTTAAACAACTATTTCTTGCGATTTTCGCAACATCGGTATTATTCGTATCTTGTAGTAAAGATGACGTGTACGAACCAATTAAACCGAAATCTACAGTAACGAATGAACCGACATCTACGGTAACGAGCGAATCGTCAAATATGAGAGTGATGTCAACAACTACAATTGTTAGTGGGACAGTTAATAAAGCTTATATCTTTATTGAAACAAACTCAAAAACCCCAATAGTTAAATCGTATTTGTTAGGTCTACCAAAAACATCAACATCACCAATTACTTTTACAGGATTTTTTGGTGTTAATGCAGGTTCTTGGATAAATACATTTCAAAACTATGTGGATATGCCATATTGGAATGACGGTACACTACCAGCAATTATTGAATCTGACATTCCTCAAACAAGTGGTGGAGTAGATTCTTACGGTAATCCTGTGGTTGCATATAATTTTAAAACTATTAAGATTTCAAAAAATACCGTTGGTGGTCTTGCTTGGGTTAACATTTTAATCCCTGTAAATGCCATGAATGGAGACACAAAAAGACAAAGAACCGTAAATCATTACGAAATAAAAAACGGAGTTACGGTGTTAAATCTAAACCGTAACATGGATAATGTGGTGTATAGCACTATCATCAATTATCAAGGTAATCGTATTCCTAAGGGTCTGTATCGACTATATGGTACGTATCCAGGAACAGGATTGAGAATAACTTTTAATACTACAAATGACGTTTATCTTAGAGGTAACGGAATTTTATAGGGATTTATTTGATTTTTAATATATTTATTGTAATATTGTACTATGAAAACTATGAACACAAATACGAATTTAGACACACCGACAACTCCTAATGGGGATGCGGGCACTATTTGCGTAAGTTCAGAAGCGAGTGGTTGGTAACAATATTATAGCCAATTATCTAAACCCTGAACTAATACTTCAGGGTTTTTTTATGTACGGGATGTAGCGTAGTCAGGTATCGCGCCACGTTTGGGACGTGGAGGCCGTTGGTTCGAATCCAGCTATCCCGACAAAAGTTTTCCTTATGGAAAAGTTTGATTATTATTATATTGCTCTATCGTATAAGGGTTATTACGGTTGACTGTTAATCAATTTATCCAAGTTCGAATCTTGGTGGAGCAGCTGTGGTGGGTGGAAAAATTCCAATGTTGTAGTATCGTGGATGGAGAAATCCTGAAGCATAAACAGACAAAAAGAAAAAAATGAAGTTAAAAACATTCTTATTGACTGGGATGTTATTGTTAGGAACAATGGCAACCAAAGCACAAGAGACGCAAGTACAGATTGATTCAAATACTAAAGAAAGTATTACAAAAGAAAGTTTGTATGAGCAGATAATGAAGTACGGGATTAAGTTCCCTGATGTGGTATTCGCACAAGCGGTATTAGAGTCAGGTCAATTTACCTCCAAGTTGTTCAAATCAGCAAACAACTTATTTGGTATGAAAATACCAACAAGAAGGGAGTCATCAGCAAATGGTAAAACCAAAAGTGGATACTCAAGTTATGAAGATTGGAACTTTAGTGTATACGATTACTCTTTATGGCAAAATTTTATGTTAAGAAACAAAAGTGATTTAACAAAAAAAGAGTATCTTGCACTACTGGGAAGGGTATATGCATCTGATAAGAGATATGTTAGTAGTTTGAAACGAGTAATCGGTGACCACCAACATATCTTAACACAATAAAAAGTTTGGGGTGAAACTCCCCATAATTTGGTCCCGTGGTTGAATGGTTACAATTCCACCCTGTCACGGTGCGAGATACGGGTTCGAATCCCGTCGGGACCGCTAAAGTGGAGTATATGTGCAGTAACCACAGGGAAGGTACCTCCCACTGCACTCCACGCAGATGTCGTATAATGGTCATTACTCCTTCCTTCCAAGTAGGAGACGGAGGTTCGATTCCTCTCATCTGCTCAAATTTGATTTTTTTGTTTGGTATACCTATATTTATAATTATAAATCGGTTGTCCATGAGAAGTAGAGAAAAAAAAGAAAAAAATTGTTTAAACTGTGGTAATTCTATCCCTAATAGGAACGAATATTGTGATAATAAGTGTCAAAATGAATATCAGGTTAAACAGAAATTAGATGAATGGTTAGCAGGTAAAAACATTTCAATAAAGGGGGGGACTTCAGTTCCTCCTTGGATGAGAAGACACTTGCTACATGAATCTGGCAATAAATGTTCTTGTTGTGGTTGGGGAGAAACAAATCAATATTCAAATCTAATCCCTTTGGAAATTGACCATATAGACGGAGACGCTTATAATAATTTGAAAAAAAATTTAAAAGTAATCTGTCCAAATTGTCACTCTTTAACTAAGACCTATAAAAATATAGGTAGTAGAAAGTCGGCAAGAACTTACAGGAAATAAGCCTCCTTAGCTCAGTTGGTAGAGCTCTTGTTTTGTAAACAAGTGGTCGTTGGTTCGATTCCGACAGGAGGCTCCACTTTAGGGGATTTAGCTGAGTTGGTTTAGCACCGCCCTTGCACGGCGGGGACAAGAGTTCGAGTCTCTTATTCTCCACAAACAAATAAACGATGGCACATCCAAACTTACACGCAAAATCATCTGCCAAAAAATTTGGTGGAAAACCTGAGGATTATATTCATTTACACGAATGGTTAGATGAAACCAAAGGATGGTTTGGGGACTCCCTTCATAGAATGTTTAGACATCATAGTGAGGGTATTTTTGAGATGGAAAAACGATTTGGTGTTGAATTTAAAAACAGTGACGGTACTACTGTTTACACAAGATATGTTGGAGAACAACATGTTAAAGAAGATTGTAATAACTACATTCCGTCAGCCAAAGAATGGGTTAATAATATATCTACAAATCAACGACCTCAGTGGATGTTAAAAACAATGAAATTAGAATTCACTGACTGATATTTATAACTATGAAAGAACTTTTAACACCAGAAGAAAAACAATATTTAAGAAGAGTGTCCAATTACTTAGGTTCAATGGGGATGCAGGACGGTAATATTGAAATTGACATAGACAACGGATGGACATTTAGTTATGATGATATTAATTGGGATTATATTACACATTTCACTAATAACTATAATGCGGATATTCCATCAGGATTAATACCAATACTTCAAAAAATCATGAAATATTGTGATGATGAGGGATTAATTAAGGAACATGATGAGGATATAAACTATCAGAGATTAGAGTACGACATTGATGTTGATAATAAAGTAATTATGTTCTCTCATTGGTGGTCTTTTTATGATAGAGGAGATGGTAGTTCAACCGAATATGATTCTGAAGATGATATTGAAAGATTTGAACGTTGGATGGAAACTGATTTTTCTGATGTTGAAATTCCAAATGATGGCATCCTAACTGTAACCTATAATGGGTCAGGTGATTCAGGTTATTTAGAAAGTTCTTTTGAAGAGAATGGTAGTCAAGTTCCTGCAGGTATTGAAGATTGGTGTTACGGAGAATTATCAAGAAATTATGGTGGATGGGAAATTAATGAAGGGTCTGATGGTAACTTTATATTTGACTTTAATACAAAAATAGTTACATTAAATCATACAGAGAACATTGAAGAAAACGCAAGTGACACTTATTTTGAGCAGAGCTTCGCAAATTAAGATATATTTATTAAACATGAGAACAACATTATTAAATACGTTATTACTTGATAGACAAGGTCTATTAAGAAGACTTATGCCGTAATTTGTTCAGAGCCAGTTTCTACGTTTATAGATATTCACCCTGAACCAAAAAAGTTCGGGGTTTTTTTATGACTTTATCAGAGATATTCGTTATCTTTGTAAAACAATGTCAGAGTGTTGGAATGGTATACAAGACAGACTTAAAATCTGTTGGGCTTTGCCCGTGTGGGTTCGAGTCCCACCTCTGATACAAAATTTGGTTCGGTAGCTCAGTTGGATAGAGCAACTGCCTTCTAAGCAGTAGGTCAAAGGTTCGAATCCTTTCCGAATCACAATCATTATCGTAGCTCAGTGAGATACGGCGCAAGATACACACTTAAACAACGCGGGAGAGGCGCCTTTCCCGATGTGGCTGAAGCGATAATGAGATTTACCCCGATGGCGTAATGGTAGCCGCGCAAGTCTTAGGAACTTGTGACTTCGGTCGTGTCGGTTCGAGTCCGACTTGGGGTACAATAAAGTAAATTATGTACGTACAAAGACCTTTAGTTCCAACGAGTCAACCGAATTTATTTCATTTGGCTCCAATTCCTGTATACATGAAAGTTTTCGGTGACGATGAGTTTCATGATGAGGTATACACGTTTGGGTTTGAGAATCTAACTCCCCAACAAAAGTTAATGGGTCAGGAGCTTCCTGAACAATACGACATTAACAGACAGTCAAATTATTCTGTGAATTACGATAAGAGAGAAATGTGGGTGGAGCCTACAGAGTACAATCCTATTGGTAGTCGTTTTTGGACCCCTCCTAACGACTTTCTTGACATAGACAATGAGAACGTAAAGAAGATTAGACGAAGGGTTGAGAGTGGTTATATGGAGTTATTAGATATGTTAGGTTTCCAGCACAATAGAAAACCTAATATTACTGAAAGTTGGATTCAATACTACAACCCAACAGAAGGTAGAGGTCATAATGCTCATAACCATTGTAGATGGCAACCAAACGAAGAAACAACTTTAAACTTTTCGGGAGGTTATTATCTATCTGATGGTGACCCAATTGCGGACCATCCTTACAGTGGAGTTTTCACATTCCACATTAGAGGGATGTCGCACTTTATCAGACCTAAAAAAGGTATGTTAATCATTTGGCCGTACGACATTGTACACTCAGTTAAACCATTTTACGGAAAAACACATAGATGTGTCATTAATTTCAATATTCAAGATGAAGGAACTAAGTAAGGACATATTATTATTTGAGAATGAGGTACCCAATAGAATTATTAATACTCTTAATAATTTAAGGGCAACTAAAGAAGATATCAGGTTTGAATTAAATCATCATGAAAGAGAATTTAATATTTTTAAAAATTGGTGGGAAAAAGAATTTGAACCAATGATTATGAAATATTTTCTCCAGTATTATATTCCTGAGGAAAATATGTTTTTGAATGGAGACGGGTTAAAAGAATATGTGAAGTTTAAATGGCGAGAAATTTATTTCTATCGATATACGGTTGAGAGTTCGTCAAATTCGCACAAAATGTTACATTGGGATTTCAGTCAATTTACCTTTGTAATTTGTTTAACCGATGATTATGAAGGAGGAGACTTATCATTCCCAAGACAGAATGAACATATTAGATTAAAAAAAGGTGACCTTGTTTTATTCCCTGGTGGATTAACTCATCCTCACTTTGTTAGTCCAACAACAAATGGTGTTAGGGATGTTTTGGTAGGACAAATTTTACCACAACCTCAAGACCACGAAATAAAATAATTTGATAATTCAAATATTTTTGTATCTTTGTACTGTGATTGAGGAGCACGATTTAGATACACAAGCTCAATTACAAACGGGGTAACACGGGAACGATTCAGATACTAGTGTTACCCTTTTTTATTATATATCAGCGTAAATAACCAATTGGTTTTCACCAACTCTAAAAGGGTCATATTTAGATTCTCTGAATACAGTTTTAATAATTAATTGCCAATGAGTTCCTCCCATATGAACGGGTGTTATTGCAATTGCCAATTCCCATTTTAAAGATTTTATTACAAAATCTTCTTCAGGAAGAATTTCTCTCGTTACTATTTTTTCGGCTATTTCTTTTTTTGTCATACCAATAATCTCTCGAATTTCGGCATTCATAATTGGTCTTGTATTATAACCTACAATATCATCTCTAACTGACCTATCAAAGGCGTGAGAAGTTCTATTAACATCAAATAAAAATGAAACTTCCAAAGATGAGCTAACCTGAGTTATTCTCTTTTCAAATAACAACTCTTCTTTAATAATTTGTCTTAATGTTTTCATCTTTTTATAAATAGTTGGAAAAATAATTTGATAACTCAGAGATTTTTACTATCTTTGAACTATATATTAGAAATAATGAAAACTACAATAAAACATATGGTCTTTAGTACACAGCAAAAATCGATTTGTTGGTATGAGCGTATGCACGATTGTGGTTCGGACACTGATGTAGGATAATTTTTTAAGATAAAAATAAACTAATTTTTCATATACCCCGAACTCGTAAAAAGGTTCGGGGTTTTTTGTTTTAAAATTATTAGGTTCTTTGAAATATTGGTTGTAATTTTGTACTCAATTTAAATGTCGCGTTGGACAAATTGGTTAAGTCGTCACCCTTTCACGGTGAAGATTACGGGTTCGAACCCCGTACGCGATACAAGATGATGGTCTGATGTTATTGTCGTTGTCGACTAACTCAATAACTATTATATGGACAGCACCCTCTGCCTGGGGCCCAGAGAAAACTCTGATGAAGCAGTTAAGATTGGAGCGAGACGGGTACTCCAACATCATCATACAGTTCCTTAGCTCAGTGGAAGAGTCCTTGCCTTACATGCAAGTAGTCGTAGGTTCGAATCCTACAGGAACTACATTAGGTGACGTAGCTCAGTTGGTAGAGCACTTGCCTGAAGAGCAAGGTGTCGTCGGTTCGATTCCGACCGTTACCACGGAGTCCCGAATTAACGGGAAACCCCCACTCCCATATGGCAGCCAGTCCGTTAAGCTGGTGAAGTGGGGTATTTGACTTCGTAGCTCAGTTGGCTAGAGCACTTCACTTTTAATGAAGGAGTCCCGAGTTCGAATCTCGGCGGGGTCACTAAAAACATATATTATGAAAGCAATACTTGAATTTAATTTACCTGATGACCAACAAGATTTTGATTTAGCCGTTAGTGGTATGAAATTTTGGTCTGTATTATTTGATTTAGACCAATCTTTGAGGTCTAAAACAAAATATGCTCCCGACAATTTACCTCAGGATAAGTACGACGCTTATCAAGAAATAAGGGATGAACTTCGTGAGTTAATGTCGGACAATAATATTAATTTTGACATGGTTAAATAAAAAACAATAAGATGATAGATAACATAAACATAATAAAACCGTTATTAAACTTCGAGGAGAAGGGAGACTTCTATATGTTGTATGTCTTCAAACGTAAGAAGGACCAACCTGAAGGTGAGAGAGATAACCATCAATCGGTTAGAACTATCAAAACATATTGCATTGAATCAATTGACCATTTGGAAAGGAGATATGATGAGGTAAAGCAGTTATGTGAGATGTTCAAGGCAAGAGCTTATATCCATGTTCAGAAACAAAACCACAGAGATGTGTCTTTGGATATGTTGTCAAGTTTGGTTGAGAGAATTAAGAATGGAGTTCAGAACCAAAAGGGATTATTTGATTCGGTTGTTGGACAGATTAAGACTCAAGAGAAAAGATGGATTATCGATATTGATAACGTATCAATGGATGGATTCAATCATGACCCATACCAAGTATCATTGAGAGAATATATAAACGAGTTACAGAAAGAGGCGGGAAAAGAACAAGGAATGACTTTTGTTAAAACAAGAAGTGGATTCCACATCATAACTCAACCTTTTAATGTGATGAAATTTAAGGAAAGATATCCCGAGGTTGATATCCAAAAAAAGAACCCGACATTATTGTATTACCCAAATAGTTTAGATTAATTATGGCAACTTTAGAAACACAATATAAAAACTTTCTCTTGGATAATCCAGATTCTAAGATTACCTTTGAGGAGTGGAAAGAATGGTTGGGGAAACAGATTGAGGAGGCGTTGAAAGACATTAAGTTGAATAAGTAGGGTCGGTTGGCCGAGTGGTTTAGGCGGTAGTCTGCAAAACTATCTACACAGGTTCGATTCCTGTACCGACCTCATGACAAAGAAAGAAATTGACAAAATGGTTAAAGCCATTAGAAAAACAACAAAAAAAGCTTGTAAAAATAAGAAATCTGCTCGTAAGTTTCTTATTAAGGCAGGAATTATAAAAAAATAATACGTGTGTAGCTCAGACGGTAGAGCAGTAGTCTCCAAAACTATGTGTCAGAGGTTCGAATCCTTTCATGCGTGCTAAAGGTTGATTGGAAAGCCTTACACCTTCTCTAAGGAGTTGGAATGTAAGCGAGGGGACTGAATGAAGTCAAAGAAATGCCAATCATAAAAGTAGATGTCCACGCACCCATCTTCTACTTTCCTTAAAATATTAGGTTGATTGGGGAATGATGATATGAAATACCTGGTAGAGGTGGGAAGTTAGTATCGTCGGAGTTTGAACTACTATAGTAATGCCAATCATAAAAGGAGTTGTCCACTGAACCATCTTCTCCTTTCCTTACTTTGGGAGTATCGCATAGCGGCAATTGCAGAAGACTGTAAATCTTCCCTCTTTTGAGTTCGTAGGTTCGAGTCCTACTACTCCCACATTTTGGACTTGTAGCTCAGTTGGTTAGAGCGCCGCACTCATAATGCGTAGGTCCCTGGTTCGAGCCCAGGCTGGTCCACAATATTGCCCGATGGTGTAGCGGTAGCACAAATGTTTTTGGTGCATTTAGGGTTGGTTCGAATCCAGCTCGGGTAACTAAATAAAATGGAAAAAAATATGTGGTTTTTATTGGTATGGGTTATTTTGATGATTGTTGTCAAATGGGACAATGACCGCGATTAGGGTTTTATGGTGTAACGGATAGCACACAAAACTACGGATTTTGGAGTTTAGGTTCGAATCCTAATAGAACCTCTAAACTGCGTGGCTTAGAGGAAAAGAACTATCTCTCATAAGGATGGTCAATCGGGTTCAAACCCCGAACACGCAACATATGGTGGCTATAGCTCAGTAGGTAGAGCGCTTGATTGTGGTTCAAGTTGTCACGGGTTCGATTCCCGTTAGTTACCCAAAGTGTTTACAACGGACAAGGCTTAGGCAAGTGAGTTGAGAATGAGTAGTAGGAGATTTAATCGTTTGGACTACAGAAAGTTTGATACAACAGATTGGTGGGATGCGAGTGGTTGACCAAAACACTTATTACGGAAGGATGGCAGAGTTGGTCTATTGCGTCAGTCTTGAAAACTGAAGTACTGCAAGGTACCGTGGGTTCGAATCCTACTCCTTCCGCAACATTTCCATAGTTATGACTATTTATCACTATGGAAAAAGTAACATTAACAAGAGAGCAACTATTCAAGGTAATGCACCTGAATGAACAGGAAAATAAGCCTGAAACTAAAGGTAACTCAGGATTTAAGAATATGGTGTCAACACTATTACATTCTCAAACTCAAGTACACATCTTTCATTTACAGACTAAGTCATATTCTGAACATAAAGCATTACAAGGATACTATGAAGGAATTGATGCGTTAGTGGACGGTATTATCGAAAGTTATCAAGGTAAGTACGATATTATTAAAAATTATGACTCGCTTAAAACTGAGGACTATAAGAGTTCTGAGCAAGTAATTAATTATTTCAAATCATTAGATACTATGATTGAGAAAGTTAGAAAAAACGTTAAAGAATCATTCATTCAAAATCAGATTGATACGGTTCAGGAATTAATATTCTCCACAGTGTATAAATTAAGATTCTTAAAATAATATACTGTTAAAATCTAATACTGAATCCCTCTGATTAAAAGTCAGGGGGATTTTTTTTTCTCGTACAAAATAACTATATTTGTACCAATAACAATGGAATATAACTCAGTTGGTTAGAGTGTCATCCTGATACGGTGAAAGTCGATGGTTCGAGTCCATCTATTCCAACAATGGAAAATGAAATTAAAAAGAAAACTGGCAATAGAGCCAAGTTTAAGAAAATTGTAAAAGAGTATAAAGACGCAACTACTTCAGAAATTTGGGAAGGAGTTAGGGATAATTTTACTTTTGGGTTTATTGGTGCGACTATTGTTGTGTTTATTGCAACAAGAGCGGATTTGGCGGTGTTATTAGGTTATCTAACGTATTACTTTTTTATGGGTAAAATAGTTAACCGTCCCAAATATGTAACAGATTTAGGAAGAATGATAGTTTTCCCAATACCATCGGCTTTAGGAGCATTTACGGGATATAAATTATCATATTACCTTTTACAATTATTGTAAAAAAAGGAAGATTACCCAAGTTGGTGAAGGGGCTTGTTTGCTAAACAAGTAGGGTGTCAAAGCCGCGAGAGTTCGAGCCTCTCATCTTCCGCAGAAAAAAAATGTAAAAAAAATTGACAAAATGGAATGGTTATTGTATATTTATAGTCTATTAATTAATTAACAAAAAAAAAGAAAAAAACATGAAAAAAGTATTAGCAATTTTTGCAATCGTAGCATTGGCCTCTTGTGGTAACGGAAAATCAACTGAAGTTAACTCTGACTCAACTGTAGTGGCAGTAGATTCAGTAAAAGTAGATTCAGCAGCAGTGGCTGTAGATTCTGTAAAAGCTGAAGCACCTGCATCAGTAGAAGAAAAAAAATAATTACATTCTATTGGAAAAATAAAACCCACCTATTGGTGGGTTTTTTTATTATAGTAACTTTTTGATTCTTTCTATATTCTCGTTAACTTTTTTAGATGTAAACGGACTTTTAATTAAGTCCAATAACCATGGGTCTACAGGTTTTTCATCCGCAACCCCGCCCCATCTTTTCTGAGTCATATTACCTGATTTGTCATATTTGTCTCCAAATACTTTATCTAATATTTTTGCTGGTATCGATGCAGCCATTGCAGTTAATGGGTCTGCGTAATATTTTTCAGAACTATTTTTTTTCTTACCTTTTTCTTCAGATTCTTTTTTCTTTTCAGTGTATTTGTCAATACCTTCGGGTCTAATTTGAATTGTGTTCCAAGAACTGTCGTACATTGTAATCTCAACATCAGTATCTGTATTACCTAAAATATCCCCAACAGAAATAGTTTGACCATCTCTAACTTTAGGATTACTTATACCACAAAATTGTAGATAGAATTTTTTATTATCAGTATTCATTATGGTTATTTGATTTAAACAACTTGATGAATATCTTTTATTATATACTGTCCCTGAAATTGGACTTTTAATCTTTGGATTTGAATCTTTTGGTAAAATAAGTCTACCATATCGATTAGTCACATCTTTACCAAATTTCTTTTGTTCTTCAATCTGAGTACTTTCAGTTTTAACAAATTTATTGGCTAATTGTTGTCCAACACTTAATAAATAATCGTCTCTTTTAACTCCTGATGCGTTAAAAACAGACGCTCCACCTTGTGTTTTGTCTGCGGTTGCTGCGTTATATGCGGTTTCACTTGCGTTTGAATCCACTGTAGGAGCAGTTCCTGACTCTCCTGAATTATTTGATACGTGTAAGTGATTATAATGATTACCACCTGTATCAGTTTGCCATAATACAGCTTTACTGTTACCAGACTCAGTATTCCATGTGTATCCCATAGATACCAAAGCATCTTTTAATTTGTTTCCAAAAGTTCTAAACTCGGCATTACCGTTAGATGAATTACTTGCTCCTCCAGCTCCAATGTTATTTAATATGGCTATATCAACTGCAGTCTGTTGACCATGTCTACTTTTATTACCTGTAACTGTTTTGTCAGAGTGACCTGTACTTGCAGTTGTTACGGTAGCGGTTATACCTGCAGCCTTTGCAGCAGCATTAATATCATCTAATAACGGTTTGTTAACCGAATCAGACTGAGTTCCGTCATTATCATATTTAAGATTACTGTAATTTGTGTCGTTGAGTTTAACTAACTCTAATTCACTTAAGATATTCTTATTGTTGGTTAGAATCTCTTCATATATTGATAATATGTCTTTATTTACTTTCATGTATTAATAAATACCTGAATTAGATAAAAAAAAACCGATTCTATTAATCGGTTTTCTTTGTATAAGTAAGTCTTTTAATTTTAACTTGAGTTTCTTCAGGTAAACCCGTTAATAAGGTTGATTCCTCTTCTTTAACAGGTTTTGGTTTTTTAGTTGGCTTAACTTCAACTAATCCAAATTTAATGAAACGGTACCAAATTCTTTCGTGGATGTAATATTGTATTGGTTTATATAATAATTCGGCAACGCCAAACGCCGCTCCAAATGTTATATTTCCAGTTGCCCACCACATGATTAAAAAACCAACTGCGGTACTGATTATTCGATAACTTATTGTTTTTGCTAAATGTCGTTTAGCGGATACTTTAATCTGATTCATAAGGACTAATATAAGATGGGATTGTGATATCTTTTAATCCACCATCTCTTTCTAAGTTTATACCAATTGCTCTTGGTAATTCAGGATTTTCAGGGTCAATGTCATTCAAGATTACTCTTGTACCTCTTCCCATCTCCATAATTAATTGGCTATATCTAACACCAAGGGTGTCAAGTTCTTGTTTAGTAAATAATCTATAACTCTCAGGACGAGCGGTTGTAATTACAACAACAGAACCATTATCATGATGACTATTAACATAATCAATAACATCTTGAATTGGAGTTAATGTTGACTCGGCAAGTTCACTGAACTTCCTATACTTAACTAAAGTACCGTCAATATCCACAAATAGTGTTGGGTTTTTAATTACTTTGTTCATATTAATATTTTGGTTCTTTTGGGATTACCGCCCAAAGTAAAAGATATGTAAAAATTGATGGAAAAGGTGTAAAAATCCCGACTAAAAAAAGAACACGAAATATGGTTTCGTCAACTCCAAAATAATCCTCTAATCCCCCACAAACTCCTCCAAGTCTGGATTCTCTTTTTCTTAATAATTCTTTTTTCATAATTTAAAAAAATAAAAAAGGTGGTCAGTGACTATTGGGGTATCCCCTGAGAGTGCACTTCCGTTCGTCGCTGCAGACAACTACAATAGTTTGACCACCATACGTTAAGGTTTTATGGTTTACCTTGTTGAGTTCTACCTCAATTCAAATTCACATATACCTAACGCCTTTAATTGTGTTACAAATGTAACAATTTTTTATACTTTATCCAAGTGTTTATTATTTAAATCTCTAATAGAAATTTGGTTATGTTTCCATTCTTTCCAAACCTCAAAATCTTTTAATTCTTCTAAAGTATCCTCATGGACCAAAACAAACCCTTCAGGTGCAATACCATCAAATTTTCTAATAGGTCCTCCTTCTTTAATTATTTTTAAAATATCAATCATCTTTACTCAATTTATTTCCAAGCCAAAACGCAACACTAACAATAATGAAAATTATTAATACTACTAAGACAAGACCAACTATAAGGTTAACTATTTGGTTTAGTACTGTCATTAATTAAATACTTGGTTATTTTTTCTTTTATCCCCGATTGTTTGATTCCTTCAGTACTTTTTGGAGTTAAGACAAAATTGGTTAAACCCCAATCCATCTCCATTTCTCCCCAACTCTCGTGAGTCTGTGGGATACCCATGTTTAAATCGTCCACGGCAACCCATTCTGTGACCTCAGGATTGTCTCGAAGGTATTGAAGTATCTCTAAGGACCTTGACTGTTCTAAATCAAACTGGCGAGACCATATGAAGTTTTCAGGTACATCACATTCTTTTAATCTTTTTGTGAAACCAATAGGTTTCTTTAAGATTCCTTGAGATAGGTAATATTCACCTAATTCTTCTAAGGTTGCATGATATCTCCAATCAGAAGACACCACAATTTCAGCTCCTGTTTCTTCTAAAATTTCATTTAAAACCTTGATGGCTTTTTGGTCAAAGTCATCAAATCTTACGTTCACAGGTCCATCACTAATTGACTTACTTGATTCAGGATTCTCAGAACGATACTTCGACCATTTTTTGGAACGACCTCCCCAGTTATTATATAGACAGATTACCCCATCATTATCTAAAAATATTACTTTCATTTTTTATCTTTTTCTTTTTTCCAATTTTCGTAATTGTATTTATCAAACTCTTCTTTGGTACCAATTCCTATTGGTACAAATAACGCAAACCCATCATCATCTTCAAAATGATTACACTCGTCTTCCATAGGAAAAAACTCCCACTTCCAATACTCAAACACTTTACCATTCCATCTTGCGATTCCTGTACATCTATGATTTCCGATGTAGTATTCACCAATAACTAAATCTTTCTTAGGTATGGCCCCTGCGCCAATTAATTTAGGTACGTAAAATTCCTCCCATTCTTCTTTCTCTACTCTTGGTAAGGTTGGGACATCGTGTCGATTTTTAAATGGTTTTAAGTTCATCCACCACTCTTTTATACGGGCATCCCTCTCCTCTTTGGTTTCAGTATTTAACTTAACCCAAGTTTTGAAGTCTTCTTTGTTTTTAGGCGTTCCCATAATGCAAAGATAAGATATTTATAAGAAAAACAACGGTCTACGGGCATAAAATTTAAATACCGAAATATGGAAGATGGTGAAAAGAATGAAAACGTGGAGAAGGACCCTCCAAGACAACCTATCGCAGGTATTTTTAATGCTCGCGTTATTCTTCAATCCTTTTGGATTCGATGCCGTGCAGTATTCCCTAATATTACTGACAGGAAGTTTATGGAAAGCGAACTTCGTCTTGTATTGTATTGCGGGGCTTTTCTTTGGATTATATATCTACTTTCGCAAGTTATCTAATCGTTAAAGGGCTTTAAGTTCTCCTGATTTGAATGCTTCAAAATTTGGACCTTTAGTTAAGAAATAATCTTTACCGATTTTTCTGTAATTTAAAATGCCTGCTAATTTTGCAGATGAGAAGAAAGATGAGAATTGTCCTCTGAATCGAGAAGATGGTTCATAATTGTCACCTGAACGAGAATATAATTTTTTACCATCAACAACTTTTGATTTAAGTTTACCAAGAGACTCTAAAAAATCTAATTTTGTTCCTATAGTACCAGCATCTAAGTAGTCAACTAATTTTTTAATGAACCCTTTGTTTTTTCCAAAAGTATAACCGTAGTTAAATCTATCGGGTTTCCAAACTTTTGATGTTCCTGCAATTTTTTGTACAAGCACAGGATTTTTCTGAATATAGTTTAATACTTGGCTACAAATGTATCTTCTGATTCCTTCAGCGGTCCCTGCAGGATTTTTACCAATTTCAAATGTCACATCAATTCCCCAATCTTCAAGACCAAGGTCTGTTAAATCATCTCCTGATACTTCATCATTCCCCATAAATCCTATACTAGCGGAGAATGAATTACTGTCTTTAGATTTGTATGTTATAAAAACTCTATATTCATCAATTAACTTAGCTCCGTCAACAGAGAATAATGATATTGACAATTCAGCTTCTGAACGACCAAAACCTAAATCAGTTAGATTTTGAAATCCTTTAATATGTACCGACAAGTCATTACGTGAATTTAGATAATTTGACGTTCCAACAGAAGTTTCCCCAATAGAATTAAAAATTTGAGCTAAAACTCTATCCGCCATTGAACCAACGTATAATTTATAGTTATCTTTAATTGTGTCAATCATTTCAGGAAACGCATATTCAAATATATCTGTTTCTCTTTGGCTTAATGGTGAATCTTGTGTGTCCCAATATCTCATTTCTCCACCATCGTCAAAATGAATGGCGACCTTTGAGTAGTTTGCATTTGTTGATTTGGCTTTGTTAATTATGAAATATAATGCTTGGCGTCCTGCAGTATATCTACCAAAATGCCCTGAACCTTTTGATGTAACACACCATTTTGTATTCGAACCGTATTTACAAGAAGATTCTTCAGTTTTTGGTTTTATTACAAGAAACTTATCGTCTTCGTAAATTTTATCCGCTTGTTTTTCTAACTCCTTTTCTTGATTTTTCGACCTAACATAAAGAATTAATTTTTCAAGTTCGTTAACTGATACGTATTGATTTATATCTTTTTTGGGAAATTGAGATTGATACTTATCAAAATCTTTTATAAGGTCTACAAGGTGTTCTAATTCATCGGTATCCAATTCTCCATCACCATCTGTATTTTTTAATACAAAATCAGTGTACTTGTGATTGAAATCTTTTAAATCGGAAATATTCAAAATAAATTCTAAATCTTGTTCATTGAACTTTGTAGAATATTTTTTCTTTAAATCTTCTTTACGACCCTCCTTTAATAAAATACCTATGAATTTCATATAGATAAATACCCATTATTTCCAAAACAATTGAATGGCAACAATAGAAACTGATAAAGCAAGACATACACCTGTTTTAAGTGTTATATCTTCTTTAAACAAAAGAGTTGATAGTAGGGTAAAGACCATAATACCAAGAGCAAACCCAATTAACCTACTTGGCCATATTTGACCTTCAAATGCGTCAACATATAAATTTACCGCTCTAATGTATATGTAACTTATTGGTACACTACACAATAAGATAACCCATAAATACTTTTCATACCAACCGAACTTAATCCCTCCCTGTAATTGCAAGAAAGAACCTACTTGACCTAAAATCATTAGTAGGGTTGCAATTATTAATTTTGTTATATTCATTCTTTAATGATAGTACATTTTTAACAATAAAAAACCCCACACCTAAAAGATGTGGGGTTTAATCATTATTGTGCCAAACTATTTGAGAGATATTCACACTCATATTCTTGACAAGTTTTTGGTCTAATGTCGTACATAGAACATGCCTTAACTTTAGTATTATAAAAAATACATGGGAGTCTTGGATTATAAAAATCGACTCTAAATGCTGGATACGAACCAGGGTTCTGCCAAGTTGATTTGTTTGGAAATAAAGTCTTACCTTCTTCATAATCAACAAACACCTCTCTCCATTCGATTTCCCTACCTAACTTATCAGATAACAATTCGATGAATTCTTCGGAGTCGAGATGAGGTCCGATTATAAAATCTCTATCCTCAATCGTACAACAACTTCCGTGGTGTCCTGGTATACCATAACACTTGTTACTACATATATTACAATCTGTACCCATAAATAAACTATAAAAAGGGACTCAATTGAGTCCCTTTATTTGGTGGAGATGGAGGGATTCGAACCCTCGTCTTGTTTACGAATAACGTAAGTGACTACACGCTTAGTATAACATTGGTTCTCAATGTTCCAAAATATCAGGTTTGATGTATGTGAGAACCCTACCTGCAAACAACTTGGTCTTAGAATTATTTTAAACGAGCTCTAACCTGTCACCCGTATGTTGGACTTCTGTTCCTAGGTGTATGTCCTAACCGACCCGAGTATTGTTCCCTATCTTAGATAGTAACAACAGCTTCTTCTCTAGTTAAACCTAAAGCAGAAAGCTTAGCAAAAGTATTGCCATTTAATTGTTTTAAACCAGTTGATAACGGAGTTAATTCAGCTCCGACGTGCCACCTAAGCAATTGCATACCAATCAATTACCGTGTCATCCCCATAATTTCAAAGAAACAAACATATCTCGTTGTTTGTGAGTACAAAGATAAGGATAAATATGTATAATCCAAACAGAAAAGATATTTATTTAAAAAAACTTTAATGAGGGTAATAAAATTAACGGAATCAGACCTTGTACGTTTGGTTAAGAAAGTCATTTTAACGGAAAAAACAGATGAGGTTGAAAATGATAGTAATACGTTACTTGCTCTCAGAAATTTCTCAAAAGGTAAAATTACAAAAAATGATTTATATGGGATGGATATCACCATTGAAGATATTCGTGTTAGAAATCCATTAGGTCAATCATTAATCACAATTAAGTTAGGTGAAAAAGAAAAGTTTTTAGAAGAAATTGGATTAAGTACTGATGATGCTTGGTTTAGAGATGTTGTAATGTCTTCTTATGGTAATGGATTTGAATTTACCGACGCTTACACTATGGAACAGGATTTCATAGAAGGTTATATTTTTGAATTTGAGTTGAATGAGGAAAATACCAAAACTCTTAAAGAAATTGCTGGAAGATTAATACCTGGTGAAGAGGTTAATCTTGAGGACGAAGAATACCGACAAAAATTACATGGGATAATGTTAGATATATTCCCAAGGGAACTTGATTACATTCTTAATGACTACACTATAGAAAAAGACAATGAGATGAATCAAGTTGCTAAAGAATCTATTAAAGCTGAGTTTGACGATAAGTTAGATGAGATGGGTGTCGACCTTAGTTATGACATGGACGAAGTTACAATTACTTTAGCAGATTTATTCTCAGAAGCCTTACAACTAAACTTATTCAATTCAAGCGCCCAAGAAATGGTTATCAAAATCATCTCAAATAAATTGGGTAGTAATATTGGTGGTTGGTATGAAAATAACTACGAATATAGGGATAGTGATAAGTTTGACGAAGAATCATTCAACAGAACCGTTGAAAATCAATTTGAAAAAATACTGGAAAAAATGGATGAGGATAGTGAATCAGAATACACAGTTAAAGATTATATTGAATTCAGAGCTCGTGTTTTAAATAAGTTTAAAATGAAAACATGGTACGAAACTCCTAAAGACAAAGATATTATATTTGCAATTCAAGATTTTGACCCTACAAAGATGACCGTGCAGTTGACAGTTAAAGATAGAGGAACTCAATTACTTAAAGATATTACAATGGACGAAGAGAATTTTACCCAATTTTTACACCAACCTTCATTATTTAAGTTGGATGATATGTATTAATTGTTTATCTTTGTGCCATGACACAAAATATAGACTTACTAAAAGAGGTACTCAGCGTTCCAAGTAAAACATACAAAGAGGACCTTATGGTCGAATTTCTCGTTAATTGGTTAACGGAGAACAACATCGAACACTATGTAGACGAGCATAGCAATGTTTATGCGACGAAACAAGAAACACCTGAATTACCAGAAGATTTTCATTTCCCATGTGTGATAGCTCACACTGATACTGTACACGAGTTAGATACTATCCTTGTTCGTGAAGAACAATTACCTAACGCCCAAGGACAGATTAAAGACTCACTAAAAGCGTATAACCAACACGGAATGCCAACAGGGATTGGCGGTGATGATAAATGTGGTGTATTTGCCTGTTTAACATTACTTAAAGAATTACCTTACTTGAAAGCTTCATTTTTTGTTTCTGAAGAGACTGGATGCCATGGTTCAAGAAAGGCTGACGAATCTTTCTTTGAGAATGTTGGATATGGAATTCAATTTGACGCACCTGAAAACTGGATGATTACTGAAAAATGTTTTGGACAAGTATTGTTTGACAGAGATAGTGAATTCTTTGAAAAAGTTGATAAGGTATTAACTGAAGGTATGGTAAATGAAAGTATGCAATACATGGTTCACCCGTATACTGACGTATATGCATTGAGAAATAAATTTGATTTCTCTTGTATTAACTTTTCAATCGGATATTACGACTACCATACAAGAAATGAGTATGTTGTAATTGAAGACGTTTTCAACGGGATTGAAATGGGTAGAAAAATGATTTCAGAATTAGGGTATAAGTTACACTACAAGGAGTCGGTTCAATACGACCCAATGCAAAGATACATTAGATAAAATCTTCTAATTTATCAATATGACGTTTAACCATCGGGTGGTCTTGAATATCTTCATATTTGGCCCCCGATTTTTTTATTTCTTTAATACCGTTAACGATTTGAGCTAAATGTCCTCTAATCATTTTTGACGCGGATGGATAATTCTGAATATAGTGGGATAGTGAAAATAATCTTGAGGCAACATCAATCGGTATACCTAATTTAATTACAATTTTGGCAACCATATTTTTAGCAAATTGGTCAGCGTCTAACTCCATTTCCCAGTATTGGTCCGCAAGACTCTCAAAATCTTCCAAATCAAATTCTGTTAATGGGTTTGACATTTTAATATCACGAATCTGATGCTCGTGTCTAATTTCGTGAAATACGGTGTAAAGGAAATCCCCTATAGTTGACATTTGTGACGGAGCACAAATTATTACTTGGTCTTTAGTCCTAACCCCTGAAAATCCTGCAAAACAAGAATTGAGGAATTTAATATTGATGTTGTTTTTTTTGATATAGTCAGAAACAAACTTACCAATTACAGGTACTTTAGATTGTAGATTGTCAGGAAATTGATACTTAAATTGGTCCATAAGTCTATCAAGATTTGATTGAGTAATTTGCGTATTACCCTTAACTGACTCCCTAACTATCTGTCTAATCAAATCTTTCATAGTTATAAATACAAAAAAAGGGGGAAATAAATCCCCCTTCTTTATTATCGTCCTTTTTTCTGAACTTTAACCTCGTCGTTCTCAACTTTGATGGTGTAGGTTTTACCCTCAATCATCTTACCTGTTAGAACTTCTTCAGATAACAAATCCTCAACTTTGTCTTGGATTGCTCTCTTAAGTGGTCTTGCTCCGTACATCTCGTCGAATCCAATCTTAGCCAAATAATCAACTAAAGTATCATCGAAGTTTAGAGTGTACTTCATGTCCTTAAGACGTTTACCTAATTTCGCCAATTCAATCACAGTGATTTTCTTGATGTCCTCAGGAGTTAATGAGTTGAATACAATCGTATCATCGATACGGTTGATAAATTCAGGTGAGAAGAATTTCTTCATCTCTTTCATTAACACTTCTTTTTTGGCCTCCTCATTAGCGTAAGGACTGTTAGAGAAACCGATACCTGTACCAAAGTCTTGTAACTTCTTCACACCTAAGTTTGAAGTTAAGATGATTAAGGTATTCTTGAAGTTAATCTTTCTACCTAAACTATCTGTAACATGACCGTCATCTAAGATTTGAAGTAAGATAGTAAACACGTCTTTGTGAGCCTTCTCTACCTCGTCAAACAAGATAACTGAATATGGTTTGTTTTTAACTTTCTCAGTCAATAAACCACCTTCTTCATATCCAACATAACCTGGAGGCGCTCCAACCAATTTAGATACAGTGTGTTTCTCTTGGTACTCAGACATGTCCACACGGATAAGTGAATCTTCGGTACCAAACATTTCTTTTGCCAACTGTTTTGCCAAGTGAGTTTTACCTACACCTGTTGAACCTAAGAATACAAAAGAACCAATCGGACGGTTCGGGTCCTTAATACCCAAACGGTTTCTCTTGATAGATTTTGCAATCTTAACAACTGCTGCGTCCTGACCAATTACTTTACCGATTAACTCTTTGTCCAAGTTCAATAAAGCTTTAGTGTCATCAACACTCATTTTACTAACAGGGATTTTAACCATGTTGGAAACTACATCATAAACATTCTCCAATAGGATAGTTTGTTTGTTCTGTGCCATAGACTCCTCAAACTTACGTTTTTCAGCTTCTAATTTATCCAACACTTTTTTCTCCTTGTCTCTCAACTGAGCAGCTTGTTCGTAGTTTTGTTTTTTAACCACGTCAATCTTTTGTTGTCTGATGTCAGACGCCGCCTTCTTTAAAGTTTCGATTGACTCGGGAACTTTAAGTTCGGTTTGCATACGAGCTCCTACTTCATCCAAGATATCAAACGCTTTATCAGGAAACTCACGGTCTGTGATGTAACGGTCAGCCAATTTAACACAAGCCTCAATTACTTCATCACTGTAAGTCACCTTGTGATAAGACTCATACTTATCACGAACATTCTTAAGGATTTGAATTGTCTCGTCAACTGTTGACGCATCCACAACTACTTTTTGGAATCTACGTTCCAACGCCCCATCCTTCTCGATGTTCTTACGGAACTCATCAAGAGTTGTTGCTCCGATGATTTGTAATTCACCACGAGATAATGCTGGTTTAAAGATGTTGGAACCATCCATAGAACCTGAAGAGTTACCTGAACCTACTAAAGTATGAACCTCATCAATAAACACAATGATATGTGGATTCGCAGTAAGTTCTTCAATAATAACCTTCATTCTTTCTTCAAATTGTCCACGGTATTTGGTACCAGCAACAACAGAAGTTAAATCAAGATTGACTAATCTTTTGTCCACTAAATTACGAGGACATTCACCACTAACAATCTTCATGGCCAAACCTTCAACAATCGCGGTCTTACCACAACCAGGTTCTCCAAGAATAATTGGATTGTTTTTCTTTCTACGAGATAAAATTTGAGCAATTCTCAAAATCTCTCGGTCACGACCAATAACAGGGTCTAACTTACCTTCTTCTGCAAGTTTATTTAAGTCTCGACTAAAGTTGTCTAAAACAGGAGTACTGCTATCAGACTGCTTTTGTTTCTTACTCATCATTTTGTCGTCGTCGTCCATTAAGTCGTTCATATGTTTCTATATTTATTTTACAAAGTAATATCAAATATTGAACTTCTCCAAATCTTTTGACAAATTGTCAGGTTATAATTATTTTACCTGACATCTTGACATAAAGATTCAGTTGGTATATTATTTGAATACCACAAAGGTAATAAATAAAATTGAATTAAAAAACAAAATTATGTTTGGAAACAGAAGAAACTACAATGACATCTTTAGAGCATTCGATGAAATGTTCTCTCATTTTGATTTAACCCAAGGGGAATGGAAATCACAAAGTAGAGTATCTGATGACGGTACGATAAAAGTAACAACTTATTATAGAGGAGGTGACTCACCTAAAGAAACGGGAGGATTACAGTCTTTAAAGTCTCAACTTGACATAGCAATTGAGAATGAAGATTTTGAATCTGCGGTTAAACTTAGAGACCAAATCAAAACCTTTGAGAAAAATCAAAAGTCTATTGAGAAACTTGAATTGGAATTAAAGAAGTCGATTGAAAACCAAGAGTTTGAAAAATCTATTGAACTTAGAGACCAAATCAAAAACTTGAAAAAGTAAAATCAAACCCTCACTCAACGGTGGGGGTTTTTAATTTATCATATAAGTAATCTATTGGGTCCATCTTGGTACCAAGATAGTATTCGTAATAAGTGTTATCTCCTTTGTTATTATATTTCCTAAAAGAGATTGAAGAAGAACTTACTCCGTAGTTAGTACAACTCTTATCAAATCCAACTATTTTATTCTTACTAAGAGATTCAATAATTCTATCGTTGACCGAACCTTTAGAGTCGTTTAAATCATTAAAAAGTTTTAAAAGACTATTTTTATTTTTAACTCTATTACCTATTACCAATAAATTATCATTACCGTAATGTCCGTAATCGTTTAAACAATTTTCACCATGATAAAACTCATACCTATCATTAAATAAAAAACCGTATTGTCTAAAATTTGGGTTTAACGATTCAAATCCATTTATTGTATTATTTTCTTTAATGTAGTTATGGAGTAAATCTGTATTTTCTTGGGTAAAAATAGATTGGGTAACCCCCATATAACCTTCACCAACAATATTCATATTAGGAAGAACCACATTAACACAAGAGAAAGAACATATGGCTCTTTCATCGTTTTGTTTTAATAAAATAGAAATTGTTGGCATCGTATTTAATTTTGTAACTATATTTATATATATGAAACCGTTTGAAAAATTTTTAGAAAGCAGCGTCACTCTAAGAGAATTACTTGACACTTACCTTGAACTAAGGCAACTCCTACAGGAGAGTGGATTTAGCCAAGAACAATTGAGTAGGTTTATGCAACCTACATATAAGATGATGTCATTACGTGAAAGGTTTACCAACAAAAAAAATGCTTTATTTAGACAAATTAAAGATTATGGTTTTGAAATACAAATGGATGATTTAAATGAGTACATCATGCCGTTATTAAATAAAATAGATGAATTAATACCATTAAGCGATGGCAATAACGAAAGAGGAAATCAAGGGGACGAAGATTATTAATGAAATAAAATCGTCAAACATTAAGAAAACAGAATACGACACTGAGACTAAATCATTAGTCGTTGAGTTTAATAACGGACATAGATATGAATACGAGGGAGTACCTCATCAGTCGTACACTGCCTTCAGAAAATCCGAATCACAGGGAAAGTATTTTACCACAGATATTTCAAAAAAGTATAAGTATAAAAAACTATAGTTATCCTACTATTTATTTAGGATGAGCAACTTCGAAAAAATTT